GGTGTCCCTAGTGGTGTCCCTAGTGGTGTCCCTAGTGGTGTCCCTAGTGGTGTCTCTTTATGTGTCCCTCGTGGTAAAAAAAAAGTTATTCTTTGGGTGACATAGGTTTTTAATGGGTTTTACAATGGGGGCACGGGGAAAATTCCGGGTGAGCACAGCGTTAATACCCTCAGAGATTTTTTTGAGTAAACTAAGGGTCTGCCAGGTGGAGCACGATGGAATCCTGACAGACCCCCAGTGTAACACCGGGGTTACCCCAGTGAATTACATACAGATATACATGGAGAGATACTCTATAGTAATACTACTACGTATAAACATATAGTAAGTAAACTAGAGTATACTTTAAGTATAACAGGGTAGCATACTAATAAATAGAAGTCCATTGTCTATTTGTCTTCATGGGTCTACCTAGAGCATTACTTTGGAAACGCTTGAGTTCATGCTCAAATCGCTTCTGTCTTTCCCTTCTCAATCCTTCTTTCTCATCTCTTGCCATAGACTCAGTAAAGTACGACACGGCAATCGATAAAGCATCCAATCTATCATCATGTTTTAAAGCTCCCCTATCGTGACAGATGCGAGACATCTGGTACACCAAGCTCTTTTCCATCTTCATACTGGAGTCATACTTCTGGACACTCTGGAAGTCCTCCTTGATAACCTCCGGGTCGATCACGAGCTTATGTCTCATCATAACTGGCTCTAAGGTGTCGATGATCCTGACTTCCTTCTGCTTCGAGTGTCTGACTTCCTCTAAGGCACATTGGTGATACCTGAATAGTCTTGGTTGAAATAGCTGTGTGAACATACCGTCACCGAAGTTACTTTCGGTAACCACAGCGTTTACTTCTTCTTCCTGGGCAATCTTTGCTAATTGATCCAGAGTCTCATCATTGTAACCCCCAGCGAGTCCACCACAGCGTCGAACCGTAAGATACCCATTGAGGTACTTGACCACAGCATATCCTGTCTCATCCCTGCCCCGTCCTGACGGGTCAACGGACATAACACTCCCAGTGTACTTTGCGAACTCCTGGGAACACCCGGCAATGAAATATAAGTGATCCCCTGCCATAGCCACATTAGGCACATCTTTGGCAAGTCTATCCGGGTGTGGGAGCCAGTTGATTTCCATAGGCCCCTTCTCTACATCCGTAGACATAATCAAAAGGTCTTTAACCTTGAGAGGGAATTTCTCTAAGTCACTGAGTTGCGTGTTTAACATGAACTGTAGCTGGAACCCGGCTTTCCCGTATTCCGCTTCACGTTCCATCAGGTCACCTTTATCGAACCTGATAGGATCAGTAGGTGTACCCTCCTCATCTTCTGTAACCATCTCTGCTACAAAGGATGATAGTTCGTTCCCGTAAGTTTCCGCTTGGGATGGTGTAGGTACATAACAAGGCCAGATACGTTTGGTAAACGTTTCAGGGAGTTTATTGTAAATGGAATCCTGGGTTTGCGGTGTTCCTAGAAAGATGATCTTTGCTTCCGGTAACGGCTTCAAGATAGCGGAATACTCCTTGGTTCTCTCAAGGAGCTTCTCACGCATATCTGAAGTCGCAGAGTTATTTAGAACCTCTACGTCATCCGACACGATTATATCGGCGCGGCTCCCTGTTAACTGCGAGGTAATACCCAAGGATCGTACCGAAGGTGACTGATCGGGCAATGCAGGGCCAACATCAAATTCAACCTTGGATTGTCTCTGTTCCGGTCTTGGGCGTAATGGCGCGAGTATTGCCATTTCTTGTAAAACACGCATGGTAAACGTTGTGAAGTTATCAGCCCTGTTCTTTGAAGCAGATACAACCATGATTTTCTTTTGGGGATCACAATATAATTCCCAAAGTACATACGCGGAAGTGATAAATGATTTACCGCACCCCCGGAATGCTTCGATGCAAACCTTGGTTGGGCCATGTTGAAGGAAGTGTGCAATGTTATATTGCAACGGTGTCGGTTCAGGAAGCTCAATTTGTCTCCAAACAAGCCAAAGGAACTTTCTGAAGTCTGTTTTTAGTGGATCGTGCTCCATTTACTTACCTTATGGTAATTATCGTCCTCTAGGATGCTCTGTGAGTGCCCTTCTAAGGAGGCTTGGCTAGGGTATGTGCCTAGAGGTATGGATTCTTCTGGGTGGGCTTTAAAACGGCTAATACGTCCAAAGCATCTTTTCCCACTCAGGTTCCACTAAAGTTCGCATATCAACGTGAATGAAGGACTTGGCTATCCCAATTCCATCAAATTCTGCCCCTACTGCACAATCAACCAGTTTTCGACGTTGAGCACCCCCACTTACTGCGATATCAGCAGCAACACCCAAGGTGTGAAACCCTGGTTTATCTTTGTGTGCCTCTTCGGGGTGATTTACTGCGCGATAACCGGAGGTAATCGTAAAGGGAAACCCACATTGTTCCCGTAGGTGATCTAAGCTGGAAATAAACGCTTCACTCATATCGTTTTCGCCTGTGTGGGAACAGGTGAATTCATCTAGGTCAAAATATTTAAACATTCGGTGCTCTTAATTCAGGCTGTATTTCTCCGTTTCTTCATCAGAGAAAACAGGGAGTTCTTTTGCTAGTGATCCTAGAGGATTTGTTGGGGTTGGTATGGCTTCGATGCCATTATCTTTAAGCATTTGTCTAGCTACATTAAGATCACTTGCAGCCGCCTCCCCAGATCGGATTTTTGTTAGAAGTGATTGAACAGTTTCGTCAAATAAGGCTTCTAAAAGTTTATTACGTTCACTCATTACGAAACACCTTCGATCAGTTCTAATTGTTTTGGCTCACAATCACACGTTTCAGGATCACATGGGCACCCTATTTTCCCACACTTGATACAAATTTCAGGTTCATCTTCATCAAGTGGGGCTAGATATATACTCATTTTGTTAATCCTTTAAATTTTTCAAAACTTCGCATACCTCCGATTCCTAAAATTCCCATAATAATGGTCATTAAAGATTCCATTTCAAATACCGGAAGATCATAGGGCAACTCAAATATACCTAGTGCAAAGATTGTTATTGGCTGTAATATAAAATGCCAACATATCGATAACCCTCCGCACCAACCAATGAAGGGCCTCCACCCTGCAACAAACACAGAGCGGTGTGCAGCTTCAACCTTATTAATCTCTAGCTGTGCCAAAGCTCCTTTATTATGAGCATCAACTAACGCCTTTTCCATATCTCTCATGGCTTTGGCTTTTGCGTTTTTATCAGGAATAACTCTGTCAATAACCGTTTCTGCAATGGGTAATATTGCTGATAATATAGGAAGCATTACGTTTTAACTTTTGGGTTGAGTTTAAACTTAATATGCACACAACTTGCTGCCCAATCTTGTATTTTACTTGCCGTTTTTTGTGGCTCGTAAATCATAAAGACGCTTTTCATATGTGGACAGGCTTGTTCATGTTCCGTTACATTTGTTTTAACTGATCCATCGTTACTAAGGATCATTACTACTAATAAGATTTTATTCATGGTGTTACACTTTTAACCCACTGGGGGATGCACTCCGTTGTGCATCTTTGCGTTATTTTCAATCCTCTGTTCAGCAACGTTTAATCTAGCAGTTAGACTTGCTAGTTCACGGTGTTGCTGGCGTAAATGGTCTGGTGAGAGGATTCCACCAAGGACCGTAAGTTGGTGTTGGAAAACAGCGGTATTTGATTCGGCGGTGTCTAAACGGACATTAAGGTTCTCTAATTCTTTTTGTATTCTTAGAATATCCTCAAGAACCCTGGTTATCTGCTGACGAACCATGCCCCATGTAGCAGCGAGGCCGCACACCACCGTGCCTATTGTCATTAATTCTCGTGTTCCCAGTTCCACTATTGTTCCCCATCTCGATAGAACAGGGCCATATCAAGTTTCGCTACATTTGTTTTAAGCCCAACAATTTCAACCAACGCCCACCCTACAAGGGAGATGTTTATTGTAACTAATAGTGCAATTAAATGTTTGGAATCCACTATCCACCTCCAGTTTGTTTGGCCCAAAGTAATCCAAAGATCATTCCAGCAAGCATTACCATTAAGAGGATACCTTTACCGCTTTCAATAAGAACCTTATGCCAAAAAGCATCTGAGGCAGTTTTCTTTCGCTTTGCCTCTTCTTTTGCCCGTTCTTTTTCTTCACGCCTTGCCTTTAAACGCTTACTGCGCTCCTTGAGAATTAAATCCCAAGTTCCCTTACCCCACTTCTTTTCGATCTCATCAGCAAGACCTTGTAGAGCAAGTTCGTTTTGTTTTTCTTGGAGGATGTCTGATGCTACGGAAGAGATTGAGGTTGTATCCCCGTAGGCTTCTTCTGTTTCACCAGACCGTTTTCGTATGACCTGTTGATTTCTATTAGTTGCTTTAGGTTGTTTACTGTAGCGTTTATTATGTTCATGTTCTTGTTGGTTGCCCCAGAGATTTTCTAGAGCTTTTCCAATGTCTTTAACTTCAACCGCTGTATCAACGAGCTTTTTACACGCTGTTATTGAGGCGGCTATTGTTAGTGGGTCGATAACTACCTCCTATGGTTAAAAATGCTCTACGGTTTAATAGGCCAAGGGTCAGACACGCCAGCTTTCTCTGCTTGAAAGTCATACCATTGAGTTTGAAACGCCACAGGGTCTGATGCCGTTTGAGGAACCTTCCGCAAATTGTCCCTATAAGTTTTCATGTCGTCCGACATTGTAACATCTGACAGTGCGAAATAGTCAGTTGCCGCAATACGCATATCACGCTCAGAACGGATTGCTGCCCACGCACGATCAGCTTTGCCAGCTTCCCATGCTTCTTCACGCTTAACGCACTCGTCTATTTCTGCTTCAGTGAGTTCTACACGCTCACCGTTTACCATTTTGTGTGTGTAATCTGATCTTGCCATTTTAAGTACTCCTAATTACTAAGGCTGAAAAACTGAACTTCACCGTAAGTAAAGTTACCACTAGATACGGGGTCCATTTTTAATGCACTAACAGCGGCTGAGTTAAATGCGCTGTCCACGTTTCCACCAGCGAATGTGAAAGTGGTAGGTGAGCCAACACCATGTTCCCACATCTGACCATAGGAAAAACAAGTTGGGATACGAACACTGTCACCAGACCCAGTATAAACAACAGCCTCTATGTTTGCGGTATAGTCAGCATTTTGATCTCCAGTTGCTGAATAAATATCAAACCTTGATCCGCTCGTTCCACCACTGTCCTCTGCCCCTGCACCATTCTGACCTGACTGCGCCCACCTATAATTTGAAGTGATATATGTTGGTGTGCCACCATGCCCAACAAGAAGTCCCGGACCACCAGCCGTTGAATGAACAATGCCCATCATAATAATTTTATACCATTCATCAGCCGCTAACCCTGTTCGTTCCCAAGTAGCTGTGTTATTAAAAACTGTTGTATTAACGTGGGTCCACTGACCACCGCCAGCTAGGTCGAGAACACCTTGTAGCGTATCCTTTTTGGTTAAATTTGAATCCCCTACGTCGGCGAAGGTGATGACATCCGAAGCAGTAATTGTATGATCCGTTAGTGCAGTACCTACACCAAGCATACGTTGGTCGAGTGTTGTTTGTGCCATCTATCTACTCCTTGGGGAATTTATCTTTGACAGACTGGATTTGAGCCGCCATCTCATCTGAGAACGCTCCCTTTTTGTAGAGATCGTCTAACTGGTCGCCTA